TTCTATAGCTATATTTGGGTAACCACCACTTATAGCACCTTGCCATTCCAAGCATTTTGTTTCTTTATTCTTAACGCATCTTCTTTTTAGATTTTGCCATGTTTGTTTTTTTGATAGGAATTGCATAAAATACTCAGTTCAATTTGTTGGTAAGTGTCATTATATATACACTTAACCACGTATTGAACTGATTGTCAATGACAAATTGAACTAAGTACGCAGGGCGGAAGAGATAGGGGTCGAACCTACACATGTTTTACCACGCCTCGTTAGCAGTGAGGTGCTCTACCATTAAGCGACTCTTCCGCATGGAGGAAGGTAGACGAATCGAACGCCCATGTTTGACCATGCCACGGGGTTCAAGCCCGTTTGCCAACCGTTTAGCGGTACCTTCCTATGGTGGGGATAGAGGGAATCGAACCCACAGACCCTATAAGACAAGATTTACAGTCTTGTTCGCCTCCATAACGATATATATCCCCGTTATACATGCCCAACCTGCCCTAATTATGAGAGTAGACATGCCTGTCTGTAACTCTCTACTTACCCCACATGAATGTGGGTTGTCAGGTTCAGTCCCCAGTTGTACAGGAACAGGTCAGTTAATTTGATACCACTCGCAGGCTCCATGGCATTGGTCAGCATGGTATCAAAACTTTGTAATTTGTTGGCTGGCGAAACAGGGCTCGAACCTGTGACCAATAGATTAACAATCTACTGCTCTACCAACTGAGCTATACGCCAGCATAAATTGAATAAGTATGTATAAAGTTTTTAAGGGATACAAGATCTTTATACATTTTAATCCATTCCCCAGACAGTACTTATTCAAAACTGCTTTTGGTAGGAATAGTTGGGATCGAACCAACGACAGCTTGCTTATCGGGCAAGTGCTCTACCGACTGAGCTACACTCCTACACATGGAAACGTACTACGCTTGCAACGCTTGATTAGGGTGCCATGGTATAAAGCCTTACGGAGAATGGTCACAATCTCCAGCTTCACCCACGCACACCTGACGTTTCCACATTTGTTCACCGACAGGCACCAACTTATTAGGAAGGGGCTGTTCCAGCTTTATAGCCTGTCAGTCATTTGTTATGCACGCTTTGCTTTCAATTTAGCTTGCTTCTTTGCTTCCTTGCGAGCCTTGCGTGCTTTATTCTTTTCGCAACGTCCTTCCAACTTATAGCGTGCACGATTCTTTGCTGCTGCTTCGTTGGTCTTATGTCCTGATTTACCTTTACCCATGTCATGTCTCCTTTAACTAAAAGAGTGGCGTGATTGCCACTTACATGACTGAGATCCCCCCTGATGTACTACGCATTATGTTTCTCCTGTTCTGTTATTCCTGGAGTAAGTGGTAATACTGTCCACCCGCTTTCAGTGATTAAGCCACCAATAGGTAGGGGATCACTAAAATGAATGACCCCATTCCGTTTTGTTTTTATAATTCTGGTTCCATTTGGGGCTATGGTGACACGCATCGTACCACCACTTCTATACTTATGTGCTATTTGCACATAGTCCCAACCAAAAAGCATATTACATAATTTCCACATAAGCAACCTTTAGTTGGAAGGGGGTGATGGATTCGAACCATCGATGTATGCTTGCGTCAAAGGCAAGTGCGTTGAGCCAGACTTCGCCAACCCCCTACTTAATGGCAAGTATGAACCTGCCATCTTCCATTTCTTTTTCACAACGTACCCACACCGTTTTATGAATTGACCAGCGATCATCAGCAGGGCAATACGAGTAGTACCGTTCGTTGCTATGTTCAAGGCGGTGCTTGTCATCAGGAGTTTCAAGTACAATGTACTCAGCATCCGTTTTGACATGCACCACCGTTTGTCCGTTATCAAACATTTACTTCCCGTCGTTGATAAAGTCCATGATGCTTTTGCCAACATTACCCTTGACAATTTCCTGAGCATTGGCACGTTGACGAGCCTGCTTGGTTGCCTGAAGTAGTCGGTCAATACGCCCAAGGATTTCAGCTTTTTCATGGGAGGTGATCATAGAGCACCATACATGCTTGACGAATTTACCAACTGGTACCTGCTCTTCCCATTTTTCAATTTGGGCAGGATGGTGTTCAGTAGGTTCAACCAGAATCTGAGACTTGAAAGTCATTTTGGTTTTGATTTTCTCTTCAGGGTGCACCATGTCCCAGATACCGTCACCCTTATCGGTTGAAGGTTTCCAGTCTACACCAGCTTGCAGGGTAGGCAGTGCTTCATAAACACCACGTACATACTTCAAACGAGATTCTAACGCAAGCAAAAACGTAGCTGGAAGTGCCATGCCAATACTGACACCATCAACGTCAAGGTCAGCATGAGCTTCCTGATTGGTAGCTTCCTTCTGGAACAAAGCATCAAGATAGTTGCTGATAGCCCCACCTGTAAACTTCATACGTTCATGCACAGTGGTGGTCATGGCCTGATGTTCTTCAGGGTGATCAATTTTGTCTGTGTCGTCAAACACAACCAGTTTACGGTGCCCACCAGTAAACATTGCTTTCTTTCCGAAAGTCTTTTTCGTTTCTTCACAAGTACGTTTGTACTTGCCTTCAAGGTCTGACTCTGTAGCCAGGATTTGATGTAACTTTGCCATTGTACTGCTCCCCAATAAAATTAAATATTCTAAAACTAAAACTGATGATGCAGGTATCAAGTGCTGTACATGGCAAGAGTTTCAAATTCTCCCCATCACCTTCGCATAGGGGGTACAAACCCCACAACCGCCCTGTTCTGCTGCTCGAACATAATCTCACAGCTTACGCACAAGGGCGTACCCGCAACATTTCTGCTGGTTAATTCAATGCGTCTTTCAGAACCTTGCGTGGTTTAAACTTTGCATGGTTCTTGGCAGCAATATCAATTGCCTCGCCAGTTGCAGGGTTACGCCCTTTACGAGCCTTACTGCGTTGCACATGGAACTTACCAAAATTTGCGTGTACTACTTCTTCACCATCAGCCAAAGCATCTGTGATAACACTAAACAGTGAATCAACAACACCACCAACTACGATAAGTGTTTGATCAGTTTCCTCAGCGATTGCTGCTACAAGTTCTTTACGATTCATTTCTCACCTCCGATTATTTCTTCTTCGTACTCAAGCAGTTGCTTGGTACACTCTTCAAACAATTCATTGTACGCTTCGTCAACATCAGCCTTATCATTTATGTCAGCTTCCATTCCAGTATGGATTCTCATACTTTCATAGTTACCTAAATTGATTGTCTTGCTAATGCCTACCACAACTCTACGGTTTTTGAAATTCATGTTGCCCCCTGTATTTATTAAGTATGCCACTATATATACCCAAAGGTTCAATGAGTGTCAACACCTATTTTACGCCTTTTGAATTTTATTTTACTGGGCTTTGTAGCACGACGCCTTATTACATTGATGTACTTGTAGAACCCACTTTCTTGCAGGGTCAATCTACCATCAAGTTCCATTGTACTGACAATGTGTTGAGGGACGTAGACATTCTTAAAATTTATGATGCGGAATAGTTTACAGTTCTTATCTAAGCAACCCCACCTCGCAGTGTGCGATGATTGATATAAGCAATCTTTGATTAACTGTTCCCAATCAGCGTCTTTTCTTTTTGTTAGCTTTCGCCTCTGCCTTACCTCTGCCACAAAAGTATCTCCTAAAATCCATAACCCTACCATCAGATTGGTAAGATTGTAGCCCAAACTCCTCAGCTACTTGTTTAAGTTTGCCCACTGTACACGTGTCGTATTTGAGCCTGTACTGCTTTGTACCTTCAAGGGGTAATGTGGTGAGGGTACGGGTCAAATCAATCAGTGCAGGGCTGTTTACGATTCGTTTGTACAATACTGAGGCAGGTTTCATGTTGCCCAGTAAGTATTTTATAGCCCTGTCATACCCAATCCCAGGAACTCCTGGCACTTCATCTGTTGGACACCCTGCTATTGCTTTAACATCAGCCCACATATCAGGGTACACACCATACCTCTCAAAAAACCAATCATCATCCAAGGTTTGTTGCTTCACCCAATCGAACATTGTACAGTTCTGATTGAGTAATTGAAATAGGTCACCGTCCCGTGCAAGTAAACGCACGAAGTTACGCTTACGGTATTTTAAAGCAAGGGCAGCGATTATATCATCACCCTCATACCCTTTCTGCATGAACACATTTGAAAAGCCCAGTGCAGGCAGGATCTCCTTCCTGAGTATTTTGAATTGCTGAGATCTAGCACTGTGTGACCGTTGCTCATCATCAGTATATTCTTGCTTCACTGTACGTCGTTTGAATTTGTACTCAGGGAAAATATCAATACGTTTATTCTTTCTGCTGTCCCAAATAAAACCTATTAAGTCAGCATCCTCAACAGTCTGCTGATAAAACACACTGTTGAGGAACCCGTAAATGACCGCTGTGCTTTGTTCATTGTGACTAAGGGCATCAGGTAGCCCATGGTACGCAGACCAAGCTACAGCGTCGCAGTCAATGAGTAAAACCTTTTTCACTTTTCACTCCCTACAGCTACTATCTTCTCTTCAGTTTCAAGTGATAGGCCACATTTGTCGCAGATGCGTGAACGCAACTGTACTGATATCTCTGGCTGTGGTTCAGTCCTACGGACTTTTGTACTGCTACCACACTTAGGGCATCTAATACCGCCACCCTGTTGTTTATTCTTTTTGCGTGTTATGCGTCTGCGAGCCATGTTATCCTCTGCGTTTTTGTTTACGCTTGTGTTTGAATTTAGTTTCTACTTCGCCCCACAACTTAATAACCTGATCGCGAAGTTTCTCTTCAAGGTCATTCTTTTCAATCCAGTCAATGGCTTGATCCATACGCTGGTATTCCTTATCAACAGCATTGTATTTAGTGGAGCCAAGCACATCTTTCATCCACTGCAAGTTGCCACGGACATCATCAATACCATAATCAAAAATGATATAGATGGGAACATCACGGTATGGTTTATCAATGGATGACTTGGTTATGATGCACTTGGAACATATACCAAACGCACGCTTAACCTTTTTGCCACCAAAGGATTTCTCCTTGAACAGTTTTTCAACTTGGTTTACACTGATACGTAAGGAGGCGTAAAACTCTGCTGCTTTACCTCCAGGAGTTACATCACCATAGTCACCCTGTCGTACTTGGTTACTACATGCCATGATCCAACCGTTGGCATTAATGGTACGGCAGTGCTTTCTGAACTCAGTGCTGAACTCTTTAGCCCTACGCATACCCATCTTGTCACCCTTATCCATTTCAAGTTCAGTGGATAATGCAGCAAGGGAATCAGCAGCAAAGACATTTAGTTTATCTTTGCTTTTGGGTTTCCAAGAGGTGAAATGTTTGAACATTTCTGTGACTGTATTGGGTTGTTCATAAGACTCTTTAGGTACATCAACACCATACGTCTTGGCGTATTCTTCATCAAGCCTTGCTTCAGGATCCATGAACATAATGTCACCACCAGTAGCCTGTGCAGAGCCACAAAGCTCACTCAGGATACTTGTTTTACCTGACCCACTACGCCCATATATTTCAACAAAGATACCACCAGGAACACCACCACCATACTTACGGCTAGAACTGATAGCAAGATCAAGTAAGGTACTGCCTGTGCTGAGTGTATCTTTCCATGAGATAACAAGGTCATCAAGCGGTTTCATATTTGCTGATTCTTTAACAGATGCCACCGCTTTATCAATGGGGCTTTTGCCCCCTACTTTTAAATCTGAACGTCTACGTGTAGCCATTATACTTTTCCTTTTTCAACTATTGCAACAGGCACAACAGTGGTGTCCGCACGTAAGTCTGAGACCAGTACCAGCCCACCACCATCATGAATGTTAAATCCAAATACGTGTGCGTCAACGTCAGAACAGAAGTAATGTTGCACCAGTACAGGTGCAGGCTCAATGTCATTGTACAGATAGTAAAATCCATCAGCATATTCATTAGCTGCTGGACAGTCAGTTTCTTTCACACGTGCGATTACCATTATAGAGACCACGCTTCTTTGAGTTGTTCAAAAATAGATGAGTAATCATCAAGGTTAATTGACAGGCCATGCTCAGTTTCAAACTGACGTAGGATGCCGTTTAAGATATCGTCCTCAGCTTCATTGTTGCAATGGTCAATATACCATTCATATTCATCATCATAGTCACCACTGGCATCCCAGTCGTCGTCAATATACTCATGGCGTTGATCGTCAACCATTTCCAGCACAACTGACTCATCATTCTCGTCAAGTATTCGCTTGACTATTTCTGCTACTTGCATCTGAGTGCCCCCTTGGTACGTGCTATTTCTTTGCAGCTTGAAAAGGGTATCAAAAATAGTTCAGTGCCACGTTGAGTCTCAGATTCATGTTCAAGGGCATCCTTAGTTTTGATTACAAAACTGTTTGGATATGACAATTCACCATCCTTGTTTTTCAACCGCACTGAAACAATAGTTTTCTTCAAACCCATATTACCTTTAGATAAACCAAAGCCCTTCACTTTCCAGTAGGGCTCCTTGATGCAGTAATGCTTTGTATTAGGTTTCATACACCCTCCATGTTAAAGTGGTCGGTTTTGTTTATTGTTCTTTATGCGGAGGAACCGAGAAACCCGCACATCAGTCAGGAATTATCTGACCACCATCGGATGAGGAGGGTGTTCCTTACATGTCGTCAGCAATGGCTTCACATGCATTTGCCATTTTGCAATCGTCACATTGGTCAAGCTCATCAATATCTTCACCAATTACACCACCATGGGGGCAGGTAGGTTTTTTATCTTTTGGTTTACCTTTACGGGCTCCCCTACGGGCACCACGCTTAGGCTTTTTCTTTTCTTCAGGCTCAGGCTCAGGCTCATCTTCAGGCTCATCTTCATCACCTTCATCTGGCTCATCACCTTCATCTTCAGGCTCATCTTCAGGCTCATCAACCTCTTCTTCTTCAGGCTCATCAACCTCTTCTTCTTCAGGTTCATCTTCAGAAGTTGCTTTTTTGCCGAAGAAAATTTCATACACTTCTTCGTATGTTTTGATCTCAACCAATTCATCAAGGCAAAGGGCTGCTTCCAGCTCTTCATCAGTGATTACTTCTGGGCGGTCAACAAAGCGGTGCCCACTGTACCCAGTGCTTTCTGCACCAGTACCAGTACGTTCAAATGAAATAGATTTACCATCGTCAGGGTCACTGAAAATAGTGAAGCCACCACCACGAGGATCTTTTGCAATTTTAGCAAGGTGTTTCTCCATGAACCAGTGAGCAATCTCAAAGATTTGAACACCTTTCTTCTCACCTTCACCACCATCACGCACAATCACATTGTACATTGCACGACGTCCAGGCTTCAGGGGCTTGATGTGTTCTTTGTAATCATACCCTTCACGGTTCAAGCGACGTGACTCTTCACAAATGGGACAGGGTGTATTGAATTGTTCAAGACATACAACCATTTCATCCATTGGACCTACAAAACGGTGAACATCAATGTCCAGGATGTATGCAGGTTCACCTTCATCATTGCGTGGGTCATTTTCTCCAGCAAAGTAAGGGATAATGTCAATAATATGATCGCCTTTACCTGCCCACCATGTGGACACTTCGGTCATCTTATCAGCATTGAAATAATTTTTCATCCCACCGCCAGAATCACGGGTGTTATGTGATTCTTTTGTACGGTCTTTCAGTTTGCCTTTCAGCTTGTCACGCATGGAACCTTTTTTCTTACGAGCCATTTTCATTCTCCTTTTGGCGTAAATGCCTTCTTTTTAAGCTCTTACTCAACTTGTCTGCATGAACTTGTTTACGTTCAGTTTCAAGTTTATCTTTTGTTTCGGCTGTTACTTGAGGTTTGGCAAAGTAGCCAGTTATCCACAAGTCAGCTTCAACTTTGATCATAGTTTTCCTATGCTCAAGGACTGATCTAGCATTTTGTAAGTATGCTACATTGTTTTCAGCTTTACGCTTGCGTCGTTGTGCCTTACGGTATGTAGGTTGGGTGTGCACCCAAGCCTTTGCTATTGGATCAGTAGGTTTGGGTATGTCTGGGATACCCTTTGATTTAGCGGTCAGTAACAGTTTAGCTTCTTCATTAGCCATAACCTCCTTTGCCTTATTTAATTCAGCCTGTGCTTTTGTGAGCAGTTCAAGCCATTTTTGCATCAGATGAGGCTGTTCTTCGGCCTCAATGTCAAGTGCATACTTGTCAATCTGTGCATCTTCACCGAGATTGTATTCATCCCAATCACGAAATATTATTTTTTCATCAAAGTCTGCCATAGTGTTTACCTTTGCTACTATATATACCAATAATTGTAATAAGTGTCAACTATTTTTTACTACACTGCTGACACTACAAGACAGGTCGTCAATCAATGTGGACAACTCATCTGCCACATGGTTCAAATGAAAGTGCGTTTTCAAACGACAACCATCATACTTATTTCGGTACCAATCTATATAAGACTGCACCAGCCTAACACAAAACTCTCGTGCCATTGGTACCTGTTCCTTGTCACAGTCAGCAAACACCCTGTTTATTTTATCAACAGTGTAGTGGAATTTCATAATTCAAGTGGCTCCATACTTGCGAAACTACCACCTTGCTCATACGACTTACTTATTTCAAGGTCAAGTCCCATTGGGAAGTCCATCCATTTGAACACCTCGTGTAAGTTACCCACTATGGTGGACAGTATTCTTTTCACATCATCAATTTCTTCAAGTGGTATGTCAAGGATCAGTGAATCATGTACCTGCCCAACAATCAAAGTCTCCAACCCTTGCTTTCTGCACTCCTTCAAAAACTGAACGGCAGTATAAACCAACAGGTGAAACGAGGTACCTTGTATGGGGTAGTTGGTACACTGTTTGCTGTCCATGTACCCTTTGAATTTGAACCCAAGGAATGTCTCAACAAACCCATCACGTTCATAGTCTCTGCATACTTTGTCTTTCCACTCAGTGTATACCGTGAACCACTCATCCCAAAATATACTTTGAAACTTCTTAAGATGATTCTCAAACCCTTTGTACGAACCATACTTTTGTTTCATCCAGTCACCAATATCCATACCCTTTACTTGACAAGGTGAGCCATCTTTTTCAACACACAGTGGGTACTCTTCCCACCCCTGCTTGGCACAGGATACATAGTAACTGCCATAAAACTGAGAAAATGTCCACACACCCTTGGTGCATTGCCTGAGTGGTTTGGGCATCTTTGTATCTTTTTCATTAAGTAGTATGTGAGAACAAGCATCATTGTGCATGTCCCCACCGCCTTCTGTTTGGTACTTAATGAAGGTGGGATCTTTGTGATAATAGCATGAGGTTGAAATTTCAGCACCAGAGAAATCCATCTCACCAAGTACTCTACCGTCACGGGGCACCATACCAGACCGTGTAATGCGTTTTGCTTTGGGGTCACGCTTTGGTACGTTTTGAAAGTTTGGTGACTGTGAGGAGCTCCTGAATGATCGTGCACGGGCTAAACTGAATGATGGGTGCATCATACCATCATGGGTGTGCTTTAGAAACCCATCAACATAGGTACCAATCATCTTATTCAATTTGCGGACGGCAATTATATTACGGGTCAGCTCAATGTCTATTTTTTGTAGCACCTCTGCATCAACACTGTGCCCAGTTTTAGTTTCCTTACGGGACTTCAGCTTCAACACCTTGAACAACATGATCTGCAAATCTTTAGGGCTATTGTAATCAAAGTTCCCACCACGCTGTCTGGTGTACTGGGTTGCCTCATCTGATGTATTAATGAGGTCAATCAAATCATCACGTTCTTGTTCGAGCAGTTTCTTTTGCTTGAGGTAGAATGATTCCTTGATACGAATACCATTGAAACTCATCTCACACATAACAATAGCACCATTGTGCATGAAATGGTATGCGTCAAGCTCAGTGCCTACGAGTTGCTCCTGCTGTTCCTTATACAATTCATAGGTGTACAGTGAGTCAAGGGCATTGTATTCAAGCAGTGCGTCCACAGGCATCTTGAGCATATCATTGAAGCCTGTCTTTGAGTTACTTTTGATATACTTGCCACTAATTTTATCATAATCCTCAATACCCCATCGCACAAAGCATTGAAATTTCAGCCCAGTGACACCAGTACGGTTATCTATAATATGGGTAGCCAGTTGAGTGTCCCAAATAAAGCCACGGGGCTCGGCTTTCATTTGCTGTTTTGTCCAAGGATACTCAAAGTTTATACCCTGTACAATCTTTTTGATTTTACGTTTTTTAAGTATCTTTTGAACCAGTGCATAAATCTCTTCTTGCTGCTTTGGGTTCCAGTAGGGATGCTGTACAGGCACAGCCCAAGACCCTTCATCATTAGCCCACGCAAAAGAAGCTGTGCTGTGTCCAGCCTTGTACATATCAAGGCCAGTGGTTTCATAATCAATAGCGATCAGTGTGTCATTACGCAAGCAGTTGGTAAGTGCCTTGATAGCCTTCTTGAAGTTACGCAGTTTGTAAGTAGGGTTCCACTTCTTCTCAAATGGCTGTACTTCTGTATGTATGGCACGTTTCAAGCACCGTTTGTATTCAGAGAATAGGAGGGTATCATGCTTTTTCTTTTCAATGAGGGCTGTACTCCATATAGGAAACACCCATGTGTTGTAAGTGCTATCCCATATTTGCATACCTGCCATCTTAAACATGCTGGTACATTGCTTATTCCTGTCATCATAGTAGGAGTGCAGGGCAGTTTCACCCAGTAGCAAAATCTTTTCAGGGCGTAGCTCTTTTATAATACCCTGAATGTATGGCCTACAGTTAGTTATATGAGCAGTGGAAACTTCACCAGCCTCACCCTTTGAGTTCAGGGCAGGTCGGCACCGTACCGCAGGGACATACCAACAATCATCACGGAGGCTAATGCCAAGGTGACGTAACTCTTGTTTTAATCTTCTACCAGTACTATCCCTGTAAAATGCACCTTTATCATCATCAAGTGCAGATGGACTGTCACCTATGACAAGTATTCGTTGCCCACCTTTACCTGCTACTTTCATACGAGGTGCAGAGCAGTGTGACCCAAGACCACAACGGGGGCAATTTGATTTTGAGACTGCGTTCTTCTTAAAAAATGATGACATAGTTACTC